ATTAATCAACTTGAAACACCAAGACTCATTGCTTCTAAAGTTAATGAAGATGCTAGAACAACTGATCTTCCACGTAGTAAGTCATTCACGATGGGAGTTCAATTAAATACAGAAACTAACTATCTTTCCCCATACATTAACTTAGATCTTGCTAACGTTGAACTTTATTCAAATAGAATTGACAATCCAGGACTAAATTATGTTACTGATGGAAGAGTTAACTCGGATGATACAGATCCCCATTCTGCGATTTATATCTCAAATCAAGTTAATCTTCAGCAACCAGCTACATCATTGAGAGTTCTTCTTACAGTCAACAGACCAGCAGAATCCGACTTTAGGGTTCTCTATAAGTTGGTAAGAGCAGACTCCAGTGAAATTGATCAAACTTATGAATTATTCCCTGGATATGAAAATCTACGTGATACTAACGGTGATGGACTTGGTGATGAGGTAATTAACATTGCTGCTAATACTGGACATCCAGATGCAATTGTTAGACCAAGTTTGAACACTGACGAATATCTTGAATACCAATTTACTGCCGATAATCTTGAGCAGTTTACTGGATATGCAATTAAGATTGTTTCTACAACAACTAACCAGTCTAAAGTTCCCATTTTCAGGGACATTAGAACGATCGCACTGGCATGATAAAGGTAGAGGGATATCAAAACCTCTATCGTGATCCAAGTTCTGGTGCGATAGTAAATACTGACAGACGGGCATATCTAGAATATGTCCGTCAAAGAAATACTTTAAAAAAACAAGAAGAAGAAAAGCAAAATTTAGAAAGAGAAGTCTCCAATCTTCATGGGGAAATTGAAGAATTGAAAAAATTAGTTCATGACTTATTAGGTAGATAAATACCTGTATAGGGTGCTTTCGTTAAATGGCTGCCGTATACGTATCAAATCTGAGTATCAATGTTGGTGCAACCTTTGACCAATCTTTCACGTTGGCAGATGCTGCATCTGACAGTGTTTTGGATTTGACTGGGTATGCACATAGCGCTGCTTTGAGAAAACATTTTCTTGCCACAACTAGCACACCGTTTCAAACAACTGTAAGTGATCCCACCACTGGAGTTATCAGTGTTTCCATGGGATCCACTTTGACTTCGACATTAAAACCTGGAAGATATGTTTATGATCTAGTTATTGAAACTGGTGGAACTAAAACAAGAGCAGTTGAAGGAACAGTTCTTGTTAGAGGAGGAGTAACCAGGTAATGACAAGAGTAAAAGTTCGTGTTGGTCAACAACCAGCAGTAAAGGTACTGACTACTGGGACAACTGGTGGTGGAGGAGGAGGTGGTTCTTTAGAGACACTTTCCGATACTGACATTTCTGATAAAGTTAATGGTCAGATTTTAGTTTATCAAAGTTCTAGTGGTAAGTGGATTAATTCTTCTACAGTGCTTGAGTTAAACGTTGATGGGGGTGTTTACTAATGCCATCTCAAATTAAGTTAAAAAGAACATTTGGCATTGGTTTACCTGATTTACCTCCAGTAGGCACAGGTGTAACAGACGGTGAATTAGTATACGTATACGATACTAATGATCTGGGTGTTGGTGGCACCTACAGGAAACTCTACATTGGTAGTGCTGCTGGTGTAAGTACACTACCTTATCCTGTAGGTGGTCAATACTACATGGAGAGACTTCCTGATGATTTGACTCAGGAAGGTGTTCTGTTACCTAGAAAAGTACTTTCTGCAAACTCTAACTCTTTAATCGACAGAATCCAAGTAGGAAGTGGACTGTCGGTTTCTGGTATTTCTACTTTTAAGAATGACGTATATATTGAAGGTGACTTAGATGTAACTGGTGACATTACCTTTGATGAATTCACTGCCAGACAGGTAGTAGTAACAGGTGTTGCCACTGTAAATCAAGCACTGTCTGTTGGTGTCACTTTTAATGTACCTAATGCTTATATCGCTGCAGGTCTCGTAACATCTTTAGTCGGCACCTATGCCACAGTTACAACTGTAGACATCGAGACCTTAGATGCTAAGGATGTCAATATTACTGGATTAGCAGTCACCGACATTGTTGGTACTGCTGCTACCATCACGACGATTGATGCTACAGAAGGTGATATCGTTAATGCCAAGATCACTGCTGGTATTATCACCGATATTGTTGGTACTGCTGCTACTATCACCACTGTTGATGTAACTAATCTTGCAGTTACTAATCTTACTCTTGGTTCTGGTATCTTTACTGATATTCAGGTATCTGGTGCATCTACCTTTGCTGGCATTGCCACTTTCCAAAGTGACGTATATGTTGACGGTAACCTAAATGTTAGGGGTGATATTGTATATGATGAAGTAAGAGGTAGAAATCTTAGTATTAGTGGTGTTGGTACTATTGCCAACTTTAACAGTGGTCTTGGTACGATTACCACTCTTGACACTGAAACTTTTGATGCATATTCGGCAAACATCACTGGTCTTGCTGCAACAGACATTCAAGTATCTGGCGTTTCAACATTTACTGGCACTGCTAGTTTTGGTGGAAATCAAACTAAGATTCTTTCGTCTGGAGAAATCCAGATGCAAAATCTTGATAGGATCATGTTGGGGTATAGTGGTGATACTCCAACAGGATTGGTCATTAGACAAAATAGTTCATCTAATGTTAGTGAGATTGTAAACGTTGGTGGTGATGATATTAAGATTGAAGCAGATTCTGGAAGAACTGTACTTATTGGTAATGATAATGATAATGATGTTTTAAGGGTTAATCAGTTTGGTGTAGAAGTAACTGCTGGTGTTGCCACAGTTCAAAATCTGAGTGTAACTGGTGTCTCTACTGTAGTCGGTGTAGCAACATTCCAGAGTGATGTTTACATTGATGGAAACTTAAACATCACTGGAGATGTTGTATATGATGAGGTAAATGGACGTAACCTGTTCATTTCTGGTGTTGGTACAATTGCCAACCTCATCACTACTGGTGTATCTACAATTCCAACTCTGGATGTAGAGAACCTTGATGCTCTTGATGCCAAGATCACAACGGGTCTTGTAACGTCTCTGACTGGCACCTATGCGACGATTACAGACACTCTGACCGTAGGAACGGCAATCACCTTCAGAAGTGGCATTGTCAGTGCTACAACCCTTACTGGTGAGATTGTAAGAGTTGATACTGCCATCTATGATAGTAACAACAATGTAGGTGCTGCCAACTCCATCCTGACGATCTCTGGTGGCAAGTTAATCTGGCAGAATCCTCAAGAAGCAAATATCTCCACGTCGTTTGCTCCTGGCAACACCTATTATGTTTCCGAAAATGGAAGCAACGATAATGAAGGTGACAGACCAGAGAGACCATGGAGAAACGTTGGATACGCACTGACACAGATCAGCAACATCGGTGAAAACGATGTTCTGAATATTAGTGCTGGTGTCTACGAAGAAACTTTCCCACTGACGGTTCCTAGAGGTCTGACAGTTAAGGGTGCTGGTCTTCGTGCTACGAAGATTATGCCAACAACGGCAACAAAGCAGGAAGACTGCTTCCTGATGAATGACAGAACCGTTATTGAGGATCTGACGGTTGGTGGTCTCTACTTTGACACTCCAAACAACAAAGGATACGCATTTAAATATGCTCCTGGTATTGCCATCACAACCAGATCTCCCTATGTTCAGAGGGTAACCGTTCTGAACTTTGGTAGCAATATCACTGCCGATGATCCATACGGATACAATACAGCCGATTCCCCACCATCATTCTATATTGCTGGTGGTGGTGCTTATGTTGATGGTTCTGAGGTAACTAGTGATTCTCTGGAAGCAGGATTCCTGTTTAACGAATGTACCTTCATCGTTCCAAACAGCAAAGCACTTTCCTTCACTAACGGTGCCAGAGTTGAGTTCCTGAACTGCTTCTCTTACTTTGCCGCAACTGGTATTGAGGGTCTGTCTGGTTCTGTTGGTTTTGCTTCTACTGGTAAGACAAGACTGAGAGCAACTGGTCTCACGACAGACGTTGGAGTCGGTAACACTGTTACCTACTTTGATACTGACGGTGTAACTGGTCTGGCAACTGGTATTGTTGCTAGTGCCGATGCCACTTATTTCAGAATCCAAGGTAAGAGCACTGGATTTGAAGTTCTGCCAAACAGATCTGCTCAGGCAGTTACCTTCAATGGTGACGCACAACTCTCCACCAACTTCCCCAAGTTTGGTACAGCAGCACTGTATCTTGACGGTACAAACGATTCTATTAGTGCCGAAACGTCTGGTGGATTTGGATTTGGAACTGGTGATTTTACTGTTGAGTTTTTCATCAGACCAGACGAAATCACTGGTAAGAAGACTCTGTTTGACCTGAGAGATGGATCTGATTCCGATACTGCGATCAACGTCGTTTCTCTCGGTGCTAGCATCGGTCTGCAGGTAGGAACCACAACTGCTATTCTGGGTAACACTGGACTGAGCACTGGCACCTATTATCACGTTGCTGTTGCTAGAACTGACAGCAATACCAAACTGTTCATTGACGGCACACAAGAGGGTTCTACCTACTCGGATAGCAATGACTATGGAAGCACCAAGCCAATGGTCCTTGGTGCCGAATATGACGGTGCTACAGGTGCTTATAAGGGATACATTGATGAGTATAGAGTTGAGAAGGGTGTAGGCAAGTACAGAGCAAACTTCACTGCTCCAGTAGCAGAACTTCTGGGTGATAGAGACACCTCTGTTCTCCTCCACTTCAATGGTTCTGCTGGTGTAACCACCACTGCTGATGACATCATCGTCAATCAGGACATTCGCATTGAGCAAGCTGGTGGTGGAATCGGAACCGCAACCAAACTTACCCTTGCTGACTTCAGTCAGTTTGGTGCTGACATGCGTTCGGTCGGTTGTGCCATTGAGTATGGTCAGAAGGGTGTTGTTGCCGATGGTGACGGTGTTGCTCTGAGATTCTTTGCTGTCAACTTCAACTTTGTCGGTTCTGGTGGAGACTTCTCTAACGATCCTAACCTTGCCGTTCAAGCAAACGAAGTTACCGAACTGAACAATGGTGAAGTTTCCTATGTCAGCATCGACCACAAGGGTGACTTCAGAGTCGGTGAGGCATTCTTCGTTGATCAAGAGAATGGAACGGTATCCTTTACTAACCAGGTAACCAGTCTTCAAGCACTTTCTTCCCTGACGATTACTGATGGCACTAACAGCAGTGTTATCACTCCTACCAGTGGTCAGTTTGGTAACGTCTCTATCTCTGGAAACAGCATTGAGACTCTCTCTGGTGATCTCAACCTCAATCCAGCTGGTTCTGGTGAAGTCAATATCGTTGGTAATGTCAATATTGCTGGTATTCTGACAGCATCAGTCGTTCAGATTGATGCCTTCCAGAAGGGTGATACTTCTATTGCTCTGGACGATACTGGTTCTGACGGCACTATCAGATTCAATACTGATGGTGTTGAAGGGATGAGACTCACCAACACTCAGTTCTTGGGTGTTGGAACCGATGCTCCTGCTCAGAGACTTCATGTTGAAGGTAATGTTTATACAACTGGTATTGGTACTTTTGAAAGGATTGAAACTTCTAATGCAGATGCCTACAGTTTCTATGGTGGTAAGGAATCTGGACTGACAGCAGATACTTCGTCAGAAAGAAACATTGTTCTTGGTTATCAAGCTGGATACGACCTTAGTGGTTCTGACGATAACATTATCATTGGTTATCAGGCAGTATCTTCTACATCTAATAGTTTCTCTACTAGAAACGTTGCTATTGGTAACTTCTCACTTGTAGATCTTACTACTGGTGACTTTAACATTGCGATGGGATACTCTGCAGGTAAGTCAGTTACATCTTCCATCTATAACATTGCCATTGGTGATAGAGCACTGGATGGTACTGGATCTGCTGGTAATTACAATATCGCTCTTGGTCCTGAAGCTGGTTTAAATGGTAGTGGTATTGATGCAAACATATTGATTGGTTATCAGGCTGCTGGTACTTTCCTGACTGGTGACCAAAATACTGTTATGGGTCACCAAGCTGGTCGTTTATTATCCAGTGCATTCTATAACACCATTATTGGTGCATATGCTGGTGAAGCACAAACTAATGGTGGTGATTACAATACCTATCTTGGATATCAGGCAGGTAGATATACACAATCTGGTAGCAACAACCTTGCTCTTGGTGCTTTCTCTTTAGGTGGAAACTATAATACGGGTTCAGAGAACATTGCTATTGGTTTATATGCGTCTTACGCAATAACCAATGGTACTGCAAACATTGCAATTGGTAGAGAATCTCTTCGTAACATTACGACTGGTGACTGGAACATTGGTATTGGTTATCAAGCTGGATACAACCTTGATGGTAATCAGCAACATAACATCTTGATGGGTTATCGGGCAGGATACTTCTCTGACACTGGTGACTATAACGTTGTTTTGGGATATCAGGCTGGATATAATTTAGAGTCTGATTATATTGTTGCTATTGGTGAAAATGCTGGTCAACAATCAGTAAGTGCAACTGGATCCATCATGATCGGTCGTCAGGCTGGTTATGATATGGAAGGCAGTTACAACACTGCCATTGGTGCATACTCAATGTATGACCATGACGGTGGGGGTGCCTACAACATTGCTCTGGGTTACCAGTCAATGTATAGTGATGGATCTAATTCAAATTACAATATTGCTCTTGGTTATCAGGCACTGTTCGGTGAAAACACTACCGAAGGTGACTTTAATATTGCTCTTGGATATCAGTCAGGTGATGAACTTACCACTGGTTCTAATAACCTTCTGCTTGGTAATCAGGCAGGTGACTCTATTACCACTGGTGGTGAGAACGTTGTCATCGTTGCTGGTGACTTCAATACTCCTGATGTCAAGAATCCAACGGGTCACGGACAACTTGTTATCGGTTCTGGATCCACTGCCTGGATCACTGGTAATAACTCGTTTGGTGTTGGTATTGGAACTGACGATGCTCAGTCCAAATTCCACGTTGAAGGAACGACTCTGATTACTGGAATCACAACTGTCGTTAACATTGAGATTGGTGCTGGTAGTAGTAACACAATAAATAGCAAGACAGGTGCTCTCACCTTAGATTCTGAGATTGGCAGCAACGTTGCTATCAACACTCATGTCAATGTTGTTGGATTCCTTTCGGCAACAGATGGTATTTACTATGACTCTGGTGACTATAGTGGTCCTAACGGCATTGCTTTCTTCAATGATGACGGATTAATTGTCAGCAGTGGTGCTACAACCAGTGGTATTACCACTTCTAATTATCTTCTCACAACCAACGCATCTGGTGTCCCAGTATGGTCACAAGTATTTGACGGAGGCTCCTTCTAATGGCAAAACCGAATAGTAGACAATCACTTATTGATTATTGTCTTAGGAAACTTGGTGCTCCTGTTCTTGAAATTAACGTTGCCGATGAGCAGATTGATGATGCCGTAGATGATGCTCTTCAACTGTTCCATGAAAGGCACTTTGATGGTGTTGCCAGAACTTTCCTGAAGTATCAGATCACTTCTGAGGATAAAGATCGTGGAAGAGCTGGTCCTGGTGGAACAGGTATTACAAGTGAGACTGCAACTTCTACTGCTGGACCATCATTCACTTGGTACGAAAACGCAAACTATATTCAGGTTCCCGATTCTGTAATCGGTATTGAGAAGGTATTCAAGTTTGACTCCAGTTCCATTTCTAATGGAATGTTCAGTGTCAAGTATCAGTTGTTCTTAAATGACATTGCATTTGACCTTGGATATCAGGGTCTTCTTACATATGCGATGACTAAGAGTTATCTTGAGGATATTGACTTCTTACTGACAACTGATAAGCAACTCAGATTCAATAAGAGACAAAATAGATTATACATGGATATAGACTGGGCAAGTGCCGTAGTCGGTGACTATATTGTTCTTGACTGCTACAGGATCATGGATCCTGATGACTTTACCAATGTCTATAATGATTCTTTCTTGAAGATGTATCTTACTGCTCTAATTAAGAGACAGTGGGGTCAGAATCTCATCAAGTTCAAGGGAGCAAAACTTCCTGGTGGTATTGAACTTAATGGTAGAGAAATCTACGATGATGCTGAGAAAGAACTTGAGGACATCAAAAAGAGAATGCTCTCAGAATACGAAATTCCTCCCCTTGATCTTATCGGATAATGGCACTTAATCCATTTTTTCTACAAGGCTCTGCCAATGAACAGTATCTTTTACAAGATCTGATCAATGAGCATTTAAAAACTTATGGAATAGAAGTTTATTATATTCCAAGAAAAGTCTTAGGTGAAGATAATATTATCAGAGAGATTGAAGCATCTAAGTTTGATGATAACTTTGTCATTGAAGCATATCTAGAAAATTTTGAAGGATATGCTCCTGGGTCTGATATTATGACGAAGTTTGGAATTAACCTTCAAAATGAAATCACACTCACACTTTCAAAAGAAAGATTTGAGGAATTCATTCAACCATTTTTAGGTGAGTATGATCAAGACGAGATTCTCTTAACCACAAGACCAAAAGAGGGTGATCTTGTTTACTTCCCATTAGGTCAAAGAATTTTTGAGGTAAAGAGGGTAGAGCACGAACAACCTTTTTATCAGTTAGGAACAAATTACGTTTATAAACTTCAATGTGAACTCTTCCAGTATGAGAATGAGGACATTGACACAACCGTTGAGTTTATTGATACTCAAGTGAAAGAAGTTGGATATATTACAGAACTAACTCTTGTTGGTCAAGGTGTAACTGCTTCTCTTAGAATTGACAACTTTGGCAGAACTGGAGTACTCCAAAAAATTGTCCTCACCAATGATGGTGCTGGATATACACGAGTCCCAACAGTTTCTATTAGCACATCACCAGCACTTTTGCCAGGATCTACGGCAGAAGCAGTTGCTATTACTACAGTGAGAAGTGGAGTTCATTCTATTGATAGAATCCTTCTCACCAATCCTGGATATGGATATACTGTTCCACCAACGGTAACGATCACGAGTATTGCGAATACCGCACCTGGTGGGCAGGGTGTATATGGATCTGGAGCAGCTGCTACTTCAGTTCTTACAAACAGTGGTATTACATCAGTTCGTGTTGTTAATGGTGGTACAAATTACTACAATACACCAATAATTTCCTTTGGTTCTAGTACAGGAATTACACCTGCTAGAGCAGAAGCTGTTATCACCAATGGTGTAATCACTAACGTTCTTATTTCTGACACTGGTATTGGGTATACCGAAGCACCTACTTTGAATGTATTGCGTGTTGGTGAGGATGGATCTTTGATTGAAAGCAACTTCCAATACAACGAAGAAGTTGTTGGTCAAGCATCTTCTGTAACGGCAAAAGTAAGAGATTGGAACTCTAGTACCAAGATTCTTAAGGTTGGAATAAATAGTGGTAGATTCTACGTCGGTGAAGCAGTCGTTGGAACTGCGTCTTCTGCAAGGTGGAAAGTCGCATCTTACAATGATTATGATGAAAATTCTCCATATGATCAAAACGATGAATTTGAAACTGAAGGTTTGAGTATTATTGACTTCAGTGAAGATAACCCATTTGGTGACTTCTAATGTTAGGAACTTATTTTTACCACGAAATTATTAGAAGGACTATCGTAGCCTTCGGCACTCTATTCAATAACATTCATGTCCAACATAGGGACAATGACGGTAATGTTGTTGATGATATCAAGGTGCCATTGGCATATGCCCCAATGCAAAAGTTCCTTGC